CTGTAGGAAGTCTAGGGGCGACCATCTCACTTCTGTTTCGTTGCAACTTAACCATCCTTGTTCAAAAAAAACAACTAGACAATAAGCCTGCTTAGATTTAGCAAGGCCAACTGTTCCTATCTTAGGGGTCTTTGTTCTAGTTCCCCACTTCTGAAGTTCTTGTTTGAAGATTGCATAATCTTTTTTTCTAAGTCGTCTATACCAGTCCCTAGTCGGTTCTGGGCTATCGATTCCGTAATGATTTAAAACCGTTCTCGCAAGACTTAGACAATCTGTCTTTCCATGCTTAACAGGATCAGCGCCCAACCTGAAAGGCATGCCAATCAACTGGAAAGGATTCATAGATTTTGAATATTGCTACTAGATGGCAAAGCGCCAACCATTTGAGTTGTAATTGTTCTGTTTGGGGCGTTACTTCCAACACTATCTATCGCACTAGATAACACAACTTCAATTGTTTCAGGGTCATAAGCCATCGATGCAGCTAACCAACTTTCATCAGTTAATGTTCTTTTATGTGCAAAGCTAGAAGGATCAACAACACATACCGCAACCCTAACGAACCACTGACGTTCTACAGCTTGCTTTGCGTGATTCATTGCTAAAATATTATTTGCAAGTATTAAACTTGCTGATAAATTGTCGCCTGTTCGTGTTCTACTTGCACCGCTAAATATGAACGGTAAGTAATAATAATTCTGACCCTCAAAACTTATAAAATTTCCACTTTGTCTTTTATAATCATTTGTTGCGTTATTTTCTGAACGACTAAAATCAGTATCCTGTGCGGTTGTTTCGTTTGTTGTTAACGGGCTAAATGCGTCACGCTTTCCGTTTTGATAACGCATATTTGAAACAACGTTACCATCCCTGTTTTTTATTTCGATAAATGTTGTTAATGCTGTAAGGCTCATAATCCAACCATTGCTCTTTGACTACGTGAATTTTTAAGAGTCTTCATTGTTCTTGCTTCCCCTGCGTTTGCGGCTGCTGAAATAATCCCACCTACGTCTGATTGTTTAACGTAGTTTTCCTCGTTAAATCTTAAGAGTTCCCCATTGTAGTTTACGGTTACATTTCCACCGCCTGCATACCCTGATCCGCCCCCACCGTTCGCATTATTACCACCGGGGACGATTGCACCGCCACGCGCTCCCGCTTGATACCTAGCCATAGCAGAGGCAAGTTTTGATTGAGGAATAACTAGCTCAGATTCTCCGCCCTCCCCAATCAATCCCAGAGTAGGTCTGTTTATATAACCACCGCTAGAAAAGCCACTATAGTCAAAGCCCGTTTGAGTTATTTGATCAGGAATAGCGGGAAGACCACCGGGAGCCTGCCCACCACCTAAACCGCCACTTAAAGCACTACTGAACGCATTAAATAATGGCGCAGTAAAACTTTGTCTTATTGCCATACGTGCTAAGTCAGAAAGTATCGAATCAACTAACGATTTAAAATCCAGTTTCCCAGTTTTCACAAAATTAACTAATGCGTCCTCTGCCCCTTTAAATGCCCTGACTATCGTATCGCCAACCATTGAACCCATATCGTTTAACGTCTTAGAAAAGGCAACTAACTTAGCGTTCATATTTTCACCAAAGCTTTTTTCCATTTCTTCCCTAATTCCTATCACTGTCATTTTTAAACTTTGGGCAGCGTTTTCACCTTCTTCAAAATATTCAGCAGGGGCGTTTTCTGTTCCTCCAATAATCGAATCAAATAACTCTTTGTTTTCTTTAAATCGTTCCGCAAATCCCGCACGCCAATCAGTTTTAACCTCATCCATCCCCGTGAAATCACCCTTTAACCATTTCCCGACAATATCTTTTGTAGCCTTTGCAAATTCGATTAATTCTTTAGCTAATGCAATTGCGCCCATGATGGCAAACGCAACTGATCTAATAGCAACCTCAATTACTTTGAATAAGCCTGACCAATCATTTTCACTATCAAATACATCCTGAAAGACTCCTACAAGTTCATTTAACGTTGGTAGTAATGCGTCAGCTAATTGTTTCCTAAAACCATCAAAGCCAAAACCTAGCATTGTGATTTGGTCGTTAAAATATTCTGCGTTCTGTGAAAAACCTGCGCTTGTTTCATAGTTCCAGCGCTCTAAAGCCTCACCCCCCTCATTCAACATTGGTATTAATTGCGCCCCTGATCTACCAAATATTTCCATTGCTAACGCTGCCTTTGTTGCACCGTTTCTCATACCTTTAAATTCATTAGCTATTTCAGCTAATACAACTTCAGATTCTTTTAAATTGCCGTCTGAATCTCTAACGCTTACACCTAAAGCCTTATAAGCATCTGCATAAGTAGCAACGCCCTGATCCGCTTCTCGCATTGACTGAGCAAGACGCCTTAAACTTTTTTCAATCGTTGCTTGTTCTACTCCCGCTAATTTCCCTGCGTTGACATAAGCCTGCAAACTATCAGCCGCTATTCCTGTCTGCCTGCTTAATTTCCCGAACGCATCAGCTTGATTTATTGCACCTGTTACAAATCTAGTTGCTGTTCCGGCTGCAAGGAATACAGCCATTGCTTTGAAAGCATTATTCAGCGTAAATATTGTATTTCTTAAATTTTTTACTCTTCCCTGTAACCCTTGCATGGAATTTCCCATGCGTTTTATTGCCGCCTGCCCTGTCGTCTTGGCAGCGATCAACATATCAAACTTTGCTTTCTGTGCCATTATTTACGCTCCTTGTTTAAGTAACTGATAGCCGCAACTTCCATAATTTGAAGATCCTCGAAAGTTTCTAC